AATAATAAAAAATTAAATTTTCTATATTTATATTTTTTTGTTTTTTTTAAAAATTGATATTTAACATCAATTTAAATAATTATTATTAATGTCAATAAATTATATATTTCATTTATCAGATTTACATATTAGGAATGGTGATAAAATATCTTGTAGATACGAAGAATATAATGATGTATTTAATAATACGATTATTTCCATTAAGAATGAGATTAAAGAATTAAAATTATCATTTAATGATTATATTATAGTTATAACAGGTGATATTTTTCACAATAAAAATAATATTGGAAACTATGGTTTATTATTATATAAAAATTTTATAGAAAAATTAGTTAAATTAGGTCGTGTTATTATATTTCATGGAAATCATGATAGAAATCAAAGTGATATAGAACAACCATCATTAGTATTTTCATCAACATTTAATATTGATAATTTAATTATTTTAAATGATACTACATCTTTTATTATAGATAATATAGGTTTTTCATATGTTAGTATAGATGATACATTAGATATTTATAGAAATTCAGGGAGAATTCAAGATTTACCTGAATTTCCAAAGATAATAGAAGATGTTGAATATAAGATTGGATTATTTCATGGAACATTCGCAAAAGTTAAATTATATAATGGAGAAGAAATAAGAGAAGATACTAAACCTTATCCTCTCGAATGGATAAAAGATTTAAATTTAGATTTTATGTTATTAGGAGACATACACCTAAGACAAGTATTTAATTATAAAAAAACTATTTGTGGTTATTCAGGAAGTTTAATACAGCAAAACTATGGAGAAGATATATTAAACCACGGTTATTTATTATGGCATTTAAAAAATAAGAAAGTTGAAGAAATTAATATTTATAATAATATTGGTTATATAAATATTAAAGAAAATGAAAAAGAAGAAATATTAATTCGCCAAAATGGCAAATATGAATGTTTATTAGAAGATGTAATAAAAAAGAATGAAGAACTATTTCCAAAAAAACTTGAAATTAAAACTTTTTCAAAAATTAATTTTCATAATTTAAATATATTATTAAAAAGTTATAATATTAAATTTATTATTATTTCTAAAATAGATGATAAATCTTTTATTACAGATACTAGAACAGATTTAATAGATAATATTACAACAGACATTTATAATAGTAATGAAATTTCATCAATTGTAAATGATGATTATATATTAACTTATTTTAAAAAAATGCTTACTCCAAAAAAATATAATTTATTATCAATGTTTATAACTAATAAAGATACATTATTATTAAATGAAACAATTAATAATGATTTAATTGATGAATGTAGAAAAAAGAATAAAGAAATTAAATTATTAATTGATTTATGTAATACAAATACTGAAATAAAAGAACAAAAAAAATCATTTATAATCAAATATATTGAATGGGACGGTTTATTATGTTATGAAAATAGAAATTGGTTAAATATACATGATTTAGATGCTAAAACATTTTTAATAAAAGCACAAAATGGAAGAGGTAAATCAGCAATATATAATATCTTATTATTAGCAATATGGGGTAATAATAAAACTAAAAGTAAAAATTTATCAGGTAGTATAATTAATTCTAATAAAAAAAGAGCATCAACAATTATAGATATTGAAATAAATAATATAGTTTATAGAATAGTTCGTAAATTTGATAAAACTAAAAAACAAAAAGATAATAATAAATTTGAAACAAGTTTGAATAATGATACAACGACAATTTATAAATTTATTAATGATGTTGATATGATAATTTATAAGGATGGTAATGGAAGTTCTAATGAAACAGTTAGAGAATTATTTGGTAGTATGGATAATTTCTTACATTCATCCATGATTACTCAGAATGTAGATAATGATATTTTAAAATTGGATCATTTAACAACTTTACAATTAATTGATAAATATAGTAATGTTGAATATATATTTAATTTACAAACTTTATTTAATACTGCTAGTAATAAATACAAAGACTTTAAACGAACAATTGAAAATAAAAAACAGGTTTATGAAAAATTACTATCAACAAATAAAATTGAAGAATTAACAGAAGAAGAAATACAAAAGACAAATAATTTAATAGCAGAATTACAAAAAGAAAAAGAAGAATTATTAACAAAATTTAATTCTATTATGATTGATATAAAAAATCCTAAAAATCTTATAATACTTGATACAAATTATAATAAACTAATAAAAGAATTAGAATATAGAATTATTGATGAAGATGAATATCAATCTATTTTAATTAAATATAATGAAATCAAATATTTATTAAAAGATGTTGATATTAATGTATTGAATAAATTGAAAGATGATTATAAAGAAGAATATGAAAATGAATATGAAAATTTAATTATAATAAATAAACCTTGTGAATTATCTATTTTAAATGATGAAGAAAAGTTTCTTAAATCTTATTTAACAAATTATAATGAAAATGATGATAAAGATATAAATTTATTATCATCTGAAATAAAAATAAAATTAAATGAAAAACAATTATTAGAAAATGAAAAACAAACATTAACATATTCTAAACCAGAAACAATAAACAAACCTATTAAAGATGAGAAACAATGTCTTATTGAAATTAATAAATATTATAAAACCATTGATGAATTAAATGATTATATTTTTACTCATAATAATAATAAGAATAATAATAATGATTATATGATTGATATTAAAAAGATGATTACTTATGATGATTATAAATTAAATGAAAAAGAAATTATTAAATTAGAAGAAATTATAAATAAAAATAAAAAAGATTTATATCAAATTGAAAATAATTTTAAATTATGTTTTAAAAAACAACAAGAACAAAACGAAATAACTATTAATATTCCTGCTATTCCTATTAGTTGTAAAACATCGACTATTGTTAAAAAGTCATTAAATACAATTAATATTAAGGATATAGAAATTAATATTAAAAATAATGATGATATTTTAGATAATTATTATAAAATACAAGATAATATATCTAAATTAGAATATGAATTATTATCTTATAAACAAGAATTAACATTATTTACAACAAAAGATGAATATAAATTTAATCCTAAATGTAAATATTGTTGTAATCGTCCATGGGTTAATCGTATTAATGAATTAAATATTATTATTTCTAAATATGATAATGATATTAAATTATTAAATGAAAATATAGAAAATGATGACAATAATTATTTATATTTATATGAATGTAATGAAAAAAATAAAGAATTGAAAAATAAATATTATTTATATATTGATTGGTATGAATATTATAAAAATAAAGAATTGAAAGATAAAACAACAAAAGAATTAAATGAAATCATAGTTTCAAAAGATAAATTAACTAAATCTATAACTAAATTTGAGGATAAATTAAAAGATTTGAAAGATACTAATCATATATTTAATATTATATCATTTGAATTATATGAAAATCTAATTAATAATCAAAAATATAATAATTGGAATAAATGGAATATTCAATATAATCATATTACAGATAATATTAATAATCTTTCAACAATAATTAATCAAATTGAAAAAGATATTAATTATAATAAAAATATTAAACCTCGTATTATTAAATATAATAAATTAAAAGAATTATATAATGAATGGGAACATATTAATAATATTAAATTAATTGTTAATTCATATCATTATTATGAATATAAAAAATTAATTGATACTTATGATAAATTTAAAGAATATAATAAATTGGAGGGTTCTAAATCATTAATAAAATATAAATTAATATTAAACGACCAAATAAAAGACATTGAAAAACAATTAAAATTGCTTAATGATACTTATATTAAAAAATCTACTATGGCAGGTTATAATAATGAGAATAAAGAAAATTATATTAAATTATGTGATATTTATGAAAATATTGATGATATGTGCGAAACATTAGAAGATATTATAACTAATTTTCAAGCTTTTAAAATTGAATTATATGATAAATATATTTTAAATAATTTAACAAAAAGAGCTAATTGTATTATTAAAAGTTTATGTCATAAAGATACTAAACCTTTTAAATTAGATTATTATATTAATGTGGTTAATGATAAAATTCATATAAATTGGTTAATTAATAATAATATTAATAATGATAATAAAGAAAAGAAAATAATATCAATTACTCAAGCTTCAGGTTTTCAACATTTTACAATTTCATTAGCTCTTCGTATGAGTTTATTTAATAATAAAAATGAAATATTATGTAATCAATTATTTATTGATGAAGGTTTCGTAAATTTTGATAAATATAATCTATCAATTGTTCCACAATTCTTAAAAAGTTTATTATTATATTTCAATAATGTTATAATTGTTTCTCATATAGATATGATTCAAGATAATATAGATGAAATAGCAGAAATTAATTATAATAAATTAACAGGTGTATCAGAAATGACTTATAATAGTCAAAAGAAAACAATCACGAAAAAGACAAAAAAATAAAAGAATTGAAGATTGAAATTATTTTTTTATTACACATTTAGAGATTTAAAACGCCAACTTTAATAAAAATTGATAGGTCTTAATACTTTATATAAATATTAAACAAGTAATATAATACAACAATAATGGTCAAAGTATGTTTGCGATTTTGCATGTCAGCACCTCATTCTGGTTGCCCATTTCAATATAATGTGTTAGAAACTACTACAATTGGCGAAATTTGTAATATGGTTCTCGCAACGAATGATAATTGGTGGGAAAACGGACATAGTAGTAGTAAATGGTCAGTTGTACGAATATGTGGTGAAAATAATACATTTTTAGAAAATACTCTTCCAATTGGAGGAGGACATTATCAGAATCAATGTGTACTTGTGTTTGATGCTACATAAAGTATCTTTTATGAAATCACTTGTCAATTATTTATCTACTTTAGTCCATTTTTTATACACATTTGGACATTTAAAATGCCTATTTTAGTCTTTGTAGTTCTTGTATTTTCTTACTTAATTTGATAAAATCATTTACTTATATTCTTGTGCACATACCAGAATGATATACATGTGTATCTGTTTTAATTATATTTCCATTTTTTATTTGTTCTAATAAATTTTTTCTTAAATCACTATTTATTAAATAGTTTCTATAACATATACTTATTTTATCCTCGACTTTTGGATCAGTAAAAATAAGTTTTAATTTAAATTCATGATATTGTGCTGCTACGCTTAGAAATGTATTAATTTTGTCATAATCCATGCCGCCTATAATATATGTCATTTTAACATTACTATTAGATGAAATAATATGAATATTATCAATTATATCTGCTTGTCTTTCTAATAAATATTCGTAAATATAATCACCATTTTTATCAACTTCTAATACAGCAACATTAAATAATACTAGTTTTTTTTGTGTATCATAGGATACAATATCTGATTTACTCTCAATTAAATATTTTATACCATCTATATATGTATCTATATTGTCATTATGACTAAATATTTTTGATCTTCTAAAGTCGTCGTATAACATATTACTAAAAATATAAAAAATTTATTTCTTATATTAAAAAAGACAAAATAGCCATTTTAAATGTCCAAAGGTGTAAATAACCAAAAATGGTTATATATTTACAACTAAACATTTATTCGTCGTTCCATTCTAAATAAATGTCCCCGAGTTTATTCTTCAATTGTACAGCCTCATAATAAGATAGTTCAGGAATTTCATCAATAAATCTTGTGATGAATATCCTTTTATCTCTATTTTTACGAATAGGCTCCATTATTTTTTCCATTCTCTCTTGAACTCTGCGTCTTCTTTCTTCTTGTGCTACTGGACTATTTTGATGAATTATAGCACATCCAATACCAACTAAAACGACTGCTGTTACAATTGACATTGTCCATATATATTTATAATGGTATTTTCAATTTTTTTATTGTTTTTAAATTATTAAAGATTTATTATTAATCTGATTTTAACCTCTTTTAAAAACTCTTTTACAATTTTAATAAAAATTGATATTAATATTTATTCTTAACTATTTATTAAATATGCCTATGACTAATGCTGAAAGACAAAAGAAATTTAGGGAAAAACAATTATTATATAATCGTGAAGAATATTTACAAAAGAAAAGAGATAATTAAAAAAAATATTATAGAAAAAAATTTAAAGATGATATAAAACCAGAAGAAGAGGAAGAAGAAATAAAATAATTTATTATATTAAAACCCATTAAAAAGACAAGCACCACTTAATAAAACTATTATAAAGGATGAAACAAAAAAACATATATAAAAAGTTTATCTCGTATTTATAATTCTTATTATCATAAAGACATATCAAATGATTTAAAAGAAGAATTAATAAATATAATATTAATCTTATTAAAGAAGAATTTAAAAATATTGATAATGATATTTATGATATAATTAAAAATACTTCAAAAAAACTGATATTCGTAATTTTCACGCTATTATACAAAAGAAATACAAAAATAACAGTTCCTGATGAATTAGATATATAAATGATAGAATTTCAGGTAATTTATTATTAGATAATCATAATAAACAATATAATTCATCAAATTTATCAATACATATAATGATGATATTTAGTAAAATTTATGATATAAGTAGTTGATTATTAATTATTTAGTTAAACAAAAAGAATATAGAAAATATGCCTATTGTTTATAAATTTTATTTAAAGATTTATTATTCATCTCCTTATATTTTTTTGTTTTATTTTAAAATAAAATTGTCAAAAAATGATTTTAAATAATTTATATTTATTTATCTTTTCAATGAAATTATTGTCTTGGATTAAGATCAACAAACTTAATTGGTATTTTCTCTCCAGTAATCCCAATGCTATTTCGTTATTAGAGGATAATTTTGATAATATTGATTGGTATTATCTCTCTTCTAATCCCAATGGTATCGATTTGCTAATTCAAAATTTTGAATATATCAATGTTCATATGTTATCTGCTAATCCCTCTGGTATTGATATTCTTCGAAAACATCAAAAACATATCGTTTGGTCGATGTTATCTAAAAATCCTAATGCTATTGACTTGTTGAAGCAAAATTTTGAAAAAATTGATTGGTCTGCTTTATCTGCTAATCCTAATGCTATCGATTTGCTTATGGAACATCAAGATAAAATTAATTGGTCTGTTTTATCTGCTAATCCTAATGCTATCGATTTATTGATTAAAAATATGGATAAAATTGACTGGTCTATGTTGTCTAAAAATCCTAATGCTATCGATTTATTGATAAAAAATAAAGATAAAATTAATTGGAATTATTTATCTGCTAATCCTAACGCTATCGACTTGTTGAAGAAAAATAAAGATAAAATTAATTGGTCGAAGTTGTCTAAAAATCCTAATGCTATTCCACTACTTAGAGCGAATAAAAATAAAATTAATTGGGATAAATTATCGACAAATCCGGCAATTTTTCGCAATAGCATTAAATCCAAAAATAAATTATAATTTATTTTTCGAAATTTTAAATGACAAAAATACATTTTATTTATTGTAATTCGTCAAGATGTTATGACTAATTATTTTATTATATTAGTCATTTCAATTTTTATTAATTATTTTAAATTATAAAACAATTCTTTTTTTTAAAATTAAAAAAGGACAAAAATAAGTTTATATTAAAACTTATCTCTGTCAGGATGTTATGATTTGGGTAATTATTTATTTAATTAATTATTTCAATTTATAAAACAATTCTATTTTTCTAAAATTAAAAAAGGACAAAAATAAGTTTATATTAAAACTTATCTCTGTCAGGATGTTATGATTTGGGTAATTATTTAAATTATATAATATTTCAATTTTTATTAATTATTTTAAATTATAAAACAATTCTAATTTTTAAAAATTAAAAAAGGACAAAAATAAGTTTATATTAAAACTTATCTCTGTCAGGATGTTATGATTTGGGTAATTATTTATTTAATTAA